AAATGCCATACCACAAGACTATATCTTGTGCCTGATGTTACTGGTTTAACTCTATGCCACACAAAACTAGGAAATACAATAATAGATCCTTTTGGTAATATTTCTTTGCATTGTATTTTATGTTTTGATTCATCTCTCATGTGAGGATCATAGTTTCTAAAATCAAACTCTAATTCTCCACCTTTGTATTCTGAACCATCTGTTAACTGACAAGTCATAGATAGTTTTCTAATCTTACCATTATCAGGATCATTTTTATCTTTACGATCATAGGGTTTATCCCAACCATCACAATGCCAATCGTAGTATTGGTTTAGTTTATATTTTGTAAACTGACACGATTCAGATCTTTCCCAATCAAAATTCCAACCCGCACTTCTATTAGCTTCGTGTACATAAGGATGTAATTCTTTATATATCCAAGTATCATTTAACCAAACTAAATCAGAGTTTCTTTTTCTTTTTAAATCTAATACTTCTTCTTTTTTTAATTTTCTATCACCATAGCCACCAGTTCTTGCCATAACTTCTTTTTGTTGATTAGCATAGGCTATAACATCATCACAAAATTTAGGTGTTAATGCTGATTTAAAATACCAATAGTAATTAGATATATTCATACAATATAGTTTGTATAAAATTTAAACTATCCTTTTGATTATTGGTTATGTAATACATATTAGTTGATGGAAACATAATAAACATATTATTTTTAAGTTCTATATCCCAACTTCTACCTTTACGTCTGTTATCTTCGTAATGTATTCTAACATTACAGTCTCTAACATTTACACCATATAACAAAGTATAATCAGGTGAGTTACGTAAATCTACTGGATCTATATTTAATAACGGAATTGTTCTTTCTTGTGGCTTATACATATTACCCCACGTTTCTTTGTTAATTAAATTAAAACCATATTTAAGATTAACATGATCTCGCATATATGTATTTAACATATCCCAAGTTCGTGAAAATGGAAAAGGTGAATCTGTAACTTTTGATTTTAAAATGTCGTTTTGTAATTTATCTAGGTCAATGTCCCAATCTTTAGGCATCGCTACATCACCGTAATATAAAGCTTGCTCTGTTAATACTTTCTTTTGCATACCACCACCATTTTTAATTTATGCTTTTGTATCTGTCAAGTCCCAAGACTGTCCGTCTTCATTCCACAAATATACCCAATTATGAGTAGCAGGTGTATTTTCATCTGCTGGAGTATTTTGTGATTCTTGTTCAGCTGTCAATGCTGGAGCATCACCAATTGGTGATTTCCAATTTGCAGTTGTAGTATCTTTTACCCAAGAAGCAAAAGATTTTTGAGGCCAAAAGATATTATTATCTTCATCCCAAGTATAACCTATACCTGCGTAATTTCCTCTTAAAGGTGTTCCGCCATCTTTGTGTGTATTACCTGATGTGTTGTATGAAGTTTGAATCCACATTTGTGCAGGCCAATTATTATGTTGTTCTAAATATTGTTGACCTACTGTTTCGTCTTCAACACCATCAGCGTTAAGCATATCTTTATTATCTAAAGTTAATACTTGAATAACTTTTCCGTTTGATCCTATTTTTGCAAAATGTGCCATAATGTTTCTCCTTATATCTTATTTTTAATTATCATTCAATTATTTAAATCTATACCTTATTATTACTACTCCAGATCCTCCTGAACCACCATTATTACTAAAATTAGTTCCACCTCCGCCACCACCGGTGTTTACAGTTCCTGAACCTCCTGCACTTCCACTAGGGTTTCCACCTGGTAAAGGATTGTCAGAACCATTACCTCCACCACCTAATCCTCCTTGAGGAACAGCTGGTGCTGCACTAGGGGCACCTCTTCCACCACCACCTCCGCCACCATGAGCGACTGGTGATCCTGTAATACTTATTGCTAAACCTGCTCCACCATCTCCACCACAAGCTCCTGCTTGACCTACAGCGGTAAATCCTCCACCGCCACCACCTTGGTGATCAGATCCATTGTTTCCAGCTCCACCATTATTTCCTTGTGCTGGACTAACAGAAGGACTGTTTCCACCTCCTGCCGCACCACCACCAGGTCCATTTACTCCAGCTCCACCGCCACCTGAACCTCCGTCACGACCATCTTTATTAACTCCACTACCACCACCGGCACCTCCTCCAGATGTGATTGTTGAAAATACGGCATCATTACCTGGAGCACCTCTTGCTGAACAAGGGCCAGCAGCTCCTACACCACCTGCTCCAACTGTAATTGGATAAGATGTTGCTGAAACCGGTAAACCTGCAGGTGCTTTTAAAGGTGAGCTTGAACAATAAGTTGTTGCTGAAAATCTAGTTCCACCAGCACCTCCTCCGCCACCAGAGTTTCCTCCTGTGTTATTCATTCCACCCGCACCACCGCCAGCTACTACTAAATAATCTACTACATTATCTGGAGAATTTTCTGCTTCAGTTGTAACTTGAAAAGTACCTGGTCCTGTAAATTTATGTACTTTAAAATTTCCATCTTCAGTTATAGTTCCTCCTGTAGCAACTAAATATTGTTTTGTTATATCTGATGGGTTTCCTGTAAACACAGATTGCCAACCTGTTGTTGCATCTATGTAAACTAATTGAATTGCTGAATTGGCTTTTCCTATTATAAGATTATCTGTGCCACCATTTATTTTATTTGAATTTCTATTTATGACAATAGAGTTTGTTGCTGCTGTGCTATTGTAATCAGAAACACCAATTACATTTCCTGCGCTTGGTGAACCTGGTAAAGTTATGGTTACTTCTCCACCTGCTGTGTTTACAAAATATCCTACTCCTGATACTCCAGTAAAGTCTCCTGTTTTAGGTGTTGTGTCCCAAGATATCTCACCTGTAGAACCAAAACCTGCTGCAGTTCCAGCGTTTGAAATTGTTGCACCACTAGGAATTGTGAACGTATCACCACTATCACCTAGGGTGACAGTTGTTCCGGATCGTGGGCTAATTTTATTTACTTTTACTTCACTCATAATTTATCTATTGAAATTTGTACCTTATTATTACTATACCTGAACCACCATTAAAACCATTAGTTCCTACAAATTCAGTTCCACCACCACCGCCGCCTGTGTTAACCGTACCTGCAGTTCCTGGGGCAGCAGGATTTCCTTCTCCATTACCGCCTCCTCCAGTTCCACCAGCTCCTCCTGGAGCTGATCCTGGACTTGTTCTACCTGATCCACCTCCGCCACCACCTCTTGCGACTGGACTTCCTGTAATTGAACTTGTTGCTCCTGCACCTCCAGCTCCTCCTGCAGAGTTACCAGATGTATTACCTCCAACTGCAGTAGCTCCTCCGCCACCACCTCCAGAGTGAGAATTGGTAGGACCACTTGCAGATCCACCAGTACTACCTTGTGCTGGACTTACCGGTGGAGTATTACCTGCTCCTCCTGGATTAGTGTTAGAACCACAACCACCTCCGCCTCCACCACCAGATCCTCCTGCAACACCAGATGCAGGATTTCCTGCACAAGGTGCTGATCTAGAACCACCACCTCCACCACCTGCTGATGTTATAGTTGAAAAAGTTGAAACTCCTCCTGATACTCCTCGGATAGCAGGAGGACTACCTGCTGTACCGCCAGCACCTCCACTACCCACTGTTATTGGAAAACTTGCTACTGTTAGTGTAACTGCGTTTGTTGGTGCGTTTGCTACTAAAGGCGATGCTGTAAAATTATCTACTGTTGCATTTCTACCTTCTCTATAACCACCGGCTCCACCGCCGCCAGCTCCTTCTGAAGCTCCTCCACCGCCGCCTGCAACTACGGCGTATCCTACAGTATTTTCAGCTGTTGTGGTAGATATTGAAGATACCGCAAAAGTTCCGGGTCCTGTAAATGTATGAATTTTAAAATTTCCACAAGTTGTAATAGTTCCACCTGTAGCTGTTACAAAACTTACTCCTGTAATATTACTTGTTGAATCTTGAATATTTTTCCAACCTTCTGTATCATCAACATAAACAAAAGTTACTGATTGACCTTCTGTGCTTAAAGCATTTGAAGCTGCAACACCACCAATTTTTTGTGAGCCGTTTGGTGTAATTGTTAAATTATTTGTTTGAAAAGTATTTGTGTAATCTACAACTGAAACTATTGATCCAGCAGAACCTGCTGGTAAATTCATAGTAAAAGCCCCACCTGATGTGTTAGCAAAATAACCTTCACCATT